TGGCATTAGCGATTTCTACGGTGACTTGGATATGCACCGCTACCGAGTGCGTAACATGGCACAAGGTACGGAGAACCGAGACGCTGTAACGTTCCTCCAATTGAAAGAGGTTGCAGACCGTGTAACCGCAATTGAGAACATTAAGGGTACGAACCGCCGAGGCCCAATCACTATCTCCACTAAATCCCCTGACACCGTTCCGGTTCAGTACGAGGAATGGGTGATGATTGGTGATGTGGATAATGGTGCGTTCGTGAACGCATCTAACGATAAAGACCAAGAGTAGAGGTATCTATGGCTGATGTACTAGAGGGTTTAGCCCCTAAGCATTACCACGGTCAGAATCAGGTTTGGTACGAAAATGGCAAACAGTACATTGCGGTGAACGTCGGTGAAGACGATGACCCAGTGTACCAGTACCGCGAAGTGCTTTACCGCTGGATTGGTAACAACAACCGCTGGTACTTAGCCTATAGCAATAATCCTGACTCTGTAGGCACAGTAAGCCTTGATAACGCACGTTACTTTACAGGTGCGCCTTATCGTGGCGACGTAGCCTTGTTTGGTGATGGTCTGAAAGAACTACCAGACCCACTCCCATTCTTCACAGGCTCACAATACAAGCTTTACAGTAACGGTGCTGACACGCTTGAGAACTATGTTAACTTCGGTTACGAGGGCACAGCGAACCCTTATGGTATTGATAACATTTACCGTATGTGTAAGCTGCGACAAGCAAATGCTCAGTATCTTTACACAGTTACTCGCCCCGGTCAAGAGGGCTTTAACTGGGGTGTAGGTGCATTCGTGGGTACAATCCCGACTGCAATCTACCCGAACATTTGGTCACTACAATTCCGATTGGGTGACTTCGTTGATGGACAAGACCGCATGTGGCTGCTGTATGGCGGCTCTAACGTGACTTGGACAGAACAGGGCACTGGTCAACAAAAGAGTGCTCAGATTAGCTTTGGTGCGCATGTATCACGCTCTGGTGAGTTGATGTACTACCGTCGATTCAACAGTACTTACGTGTACGCACGTGTGCAATTAGCAAGTCTGAGTGGTTGGCATCAAGTGCAACTAACGCAGGACGCGAACCACAACTGCACGATTACAGTTGATAAAGGTACGCCGAATGAACAGTCAGCTTCGTGCTCATTGAAGCTGTGGGGTAAACAGTTTGACAGTGTATTATTCAACTGTGGCCCTGAGTGTGTGGGCACGACTGGCGTCCCTATTACTGATGTTTACGACAAGTCGTGGATTGGTAACATTGACATCCGTCGTTTCTACATCGACACGCATGGTACATTCAACGAGAACGTGATTCCGCGCTACTACGAGCAGCCGTACTTGAACATTGAGATTCAAGCTGAGGGCAGCAGCACGTGGCAGGACGTATCGAGTTCTTTGGTGAACTGGCCGCATGAGCAGGATAACCGCCGTTGTATTTACACATTGCCTAACGTACCTGACGGTCAGTACTTTATCCGGTACAAGACCAACTATGGTGTGAGTAACACGCTACCAGTGCGTATTAAGGGTGACATTAGCCGCAAGACTGAGTTGTATTCCGACTTCTCTGACTTGATTGAAATGCGTGAGAACTGGCTCGTTGCACATAAGCAATGGGGTGGTACTGGCGTTGTGGGCAACCAAACCGCACTGCTGAATGGTGGTGTGGTACGTGAGAACGTTGAGGTTTACCCTGACTACTCTGATGTAGCGAACGCTGTGAAAGGTGTGCTGCGTCTACGTGGTCATGGTACGTACTATGATGGTGATGTCATTGGTGTTGACCGTATCGGACACCCTGCCCCTGATGGTCGTAAGACTGAGGTAGGTTCAGCACTGGTTACACGTGAGTACTTAGGGCCGGGCAGTTTCCGCTGTAAGTTGCGCTCTCCGTACCGGAAAGGTGCAGCGACAGCCTTGTGGACATTCCACTACGAGGAAATCTACGAGAACGACCCACGTTGGCAGAGCTTCTTGGACGAGGGCTTACACGCTCAAGGTAATGAGGACGATGGTTACTACATTGTGCGTAACCACGAGATTGACATCGAGTACCCAACTGCATTGAAAGATGCGGTGGATATGGAGGATGTATCGGCTGATAAAGCGCGTCTGAACACTTGGGAGGGTGAGTTGCGTACTTGGGATTTACCAGAGAGTGACCCGAACTACTTCTCTGAGTACACTGACTTCTTCGAGAAGTGGGTGGATGAGGCGTTGAGTGACGGTAAGTGGCACGAGATTCGTTTCGACTGGCATACTGGCGAACAGAACCCACCAGCAGGGAAACCTGCGAAACGCGTGGACTTCTACGTTGACGGTGTGTTGAAATGGACTAACACCACGCACATCCCTGACATTCCGGGTCGTCTATGGATTGCCCTTTGGTATCCACGCGCACCGGGCAACCGTTGGGCTGGACATAGTGCCGACTACATTTATGACTCGATTGACGTTGACTACTTCCACTACATCCCGTTCCCAGATGAGCCAGTGCGCCAGTTAGGTGAAACATACCCTGCTGACGTGTGGCGAGACTGGAAGTGGGAGAACTTCTTCTCCGGTTTCTATAACGAGCTGCCGCCACCGTATGAGCTACCTAAGCCGTATGATGATGACATGCCGAAAGACGCCGATGGAACGTGGTTGCCAACGTCGTATCTAGCCGCTGGTAAGAACCCACCACAGTACATCACACCATACCGATTGGAGTGGCGTAATGACCGCAAATTGCAAGGCTCAGGAAACGGTGAATTCCAGTTCTTGAACTTAGTGCAAGGCGCTCGTTACAAGATGACAATCAAGGTGGCACGTACTACAACGCAAGCCGCTGGTTTGCAGTTGGTGACGTTCGAGCCGGGCAATGATGTAATCGACATCCCAATGTTCGAGGGCGACACCTACGAGTTGACTTTCATTGCGCAGAGCCAACAACGGGTATCCTTGCGTCGTAACACAACAAACAATAAATACGAGGGTCTGACTGACATCCGGTTAGAGCGTATTTAAGGAGTAAACATGGCAAAAGCTGCTAGTCGTTCGCGTCTAGCGGCGTTGCACGCTGCATTCACTGACGCTTTGATTGAGGAATTGAAGCAATCGCGTGAGGAAGAAATTCCACTTCCAGCCGCCGATAAGTCAGTGATTGCTAAGTTCCTCAAAGATAACAACATTTCTGCCGACGCAGATGATGAGGCTATGGGTGAACTAGCCGACGAGTTCGAGGATGAACTCGCGCAACGCCGAGAGGCACGTAAACAAGAACTGCTAGGCCGTCTCCAAGATGGGGACGATGATGAATTAGCAGGTATTATCTAAGGAGGTTATCGTGGGTTTATCTGTACAGGTGATTACACGATTAAAGTTGTTAGCACAACGCTGTAAAAAGCTTGCTGAGAATCCACGAAGCATCCCAGTGGACACACGTCAGGAGCTGGCGTTGATGTTCGCAATCACATTCAAGAACTTCGAGGACTTCGCGTACGTTGGTATGCGATTCCTTGGGTTCGACTTAACAGACATGCAAGCAGACATTGCTCAGTACATGCAGCACGGCCCTCGTAAGAAGATGGTGTGTGCACAGCGTGGTGAGGCAAAGAGTACGCTTGCTGCTCTGTACAGCGTGTGGCGTCTTATCCAAGACCAGAGCACACGTGTATTAATTGTATCCGGTGGTGAGAAACAGGCATCTGAGGTTGCTACCCTTGTTATCCGTTTGATTGAGACATGGGACTTGCTGTGTTGGCTACGTGCTGACCCTGCTCGTGGCGACCGTACCTCGTACGAGGGTTACGATGTTCACTGTGACTTAAAACCGCTAGAGAAAGCACCATCCGTGGCTTGTGTGGGTATCACCGCTCAGCTACAGGGTAAGCGTGCTGACTTGCTAATCCCCGATGATATTGAGACGACCAAGAACGGTCTGACTCAAACACAGCGTGAGCACTTGCTGACAATCTCGAAAGACTTTGCGGCAATCAACACGCACGGTGATACGCTTTATCTGGGTACACCTCAGACTAAAGACAGTATCTATAAGACACTACCCTCGCGTGGTTTTGAAGTACGAGTGTGGTGTGGACGTATCCCGTCTGTAGAGCAAGAGGAAAAGTACGGCGACACATTAGCCCCGTACATCAAGATGCTGATTGAGCAGGGCGCACGACGCACTGGCTTCGGCGTTGATGGTACGCTTGGAGAAACTACTGACCCTCAACGTTACGACGAGGACGCGTTGATAGAGAAAGAGCTGGACTTCGGCCCAGAGGGTTTCGCATTGCAGTACATGCTGGATACAACCCTATCAGATGCGATGCGTACGCGTATCAAACTGTCTGATATGATTATCCACGCTGGTGATTCGAACTCTGCACCGGATATGTTCAGTTGGACAGCGGATAAACGTGCCCTTTACCCAGAGGTGCATGATGGTGTCCTTGGCGCACGCTTGTACACTCCTTTGAGCATCGGGACTGAGATTATCCCGTACAAGCACAAAATCATGGTAATCGACCCTGCTGGTTGTGGTGGTGATGAAATCTCCTTTGCAATTGGTGGTGCTGCTAGTGCGTACGTGCACTTGTTCGGCACAGGTGGTTTCCAAGGTGGTGTGTCTGAGGAGAACATGAACCGCTTGATTGACTTAGCTGAGGACTTCGAGGTTAAGGACATCGTTATCGAGAGCAACATGGGCCACGGTACAGTTACAATGCTGTTCCAGAACGCCCTAGCGCAACGTGACATTGCACACATTGGTGTGCGCGACTTACGTAACAGTACACAGAAAGAGCGTCGTATCATCGACACTATCTCTCCGGTTACTCGCCGTCACCGCTTAGTTGTCCATACGTCTGCTTTAGATATGGACATCGAGTGCTGTATGTCGTATCCACGTGACCGACGCTGGCAGTACAGTGCGTTCCTGCAATTACAGGACATTACGTACGACAAAGGCTGTCTGTCCAAGGATGACCGCGCAGATGCTATCGCTATGCTGGTTCAAGAGTTGAACGCCCACTTAGTTGAGGACGAACGCTCTGCCGCTGAGAAAGCACTACAGATGCGTGTAGCCGAGTTCATTCTGAACCCAATGGCTTACCAAGGCGTAGATACTCGCCCACGCAACAAAGGCACTGCAAGCCGCCTATCGGTAGCTGGCAAGCCACTTCATAAACGAACTGGTATCGGAGTAGGCACAGGCACATTGTCTCGACTGAACTCACGACACCGTAAACGAGGTAGACTATGAACAAACGACTAGACTCATTTAAACGCGAAGACTGGTTCGGTCTTCTACGTACAATTGCTGACTTTATCCTACGTCGCAAAAACAAGTAATGTAAGGAGCTGCTAATGGCAGAGAAAGATACTGTCTTCATGCAGGACTTTGAGGACAAATCTACACGAGAAATCCTTTTAGACCACGAACGACGGTTATTCGCTATGGAACAGACACAGAAAGAACTTGCAGACAGTTTGAAGCAAATGCGTGAAGACTCCGCAGAAATGTTGAAGACCTTTAAGGAAGTTGCGCCTGTGGTTAAGAAGACTCTGTACTTCTTAGCAGGTGTCGGTGCTGTGTACTTAGTGGGTGGAGATGGTAAGCTTTTAGAGACTGCCGTTAACGTCGCTACTAAACTAGCTGCAATGTAGGAGATTGTATGCAAATCGTAATTCCGTATCGCATTCCGGGATTACCAGTGATTCCTTGGTTACGAGCTGCTGTACGCACTAACGCTGTGCAGCAGTTCTCACGACTCGACACAGTGCTCTGGGCAGACCGCGAGGCATTCCGTCAGGAAATGTACTCACGCTACCCTGCGCTGCGTCCGGGTCAAGTTGAGCTTATCCTCGGTTGGCCTTGGCCTGACCCTGAACCTGCTGATGGTTCTCCGTGGTCGGATGGTTGGTCAGATGGATTCGGTACAGGTGCACCGCCACCAACGTACACCCATGAGTTAACATCGGCTGACTTGACTGCAACAGTACTAGGCTTTAACCCGTCAAATGGTAGCATCACGCCACCGGACTTGGATGGTTGGGCATTGTATGCATTCGAGGTGAACAGTTCAAGTAACTTCGTTCGACTAACACCAACAGACCCTGCTGTTCCTTGGACAGCGGTTACTGTGGAATACGCTGGTATCAGCATCCGTATGGCTCGCGCTGGCAACCGCTACGACTCGCCAACTGGCCCTGCTGCTGATGACCTATATAATGCACTAAAACCATTCGTAGGCTCACCTGTGGGCATTACATTGACACCGGAGGTATAATGGCTACGGTCAAGAAATTAGGTGCACTAGCGGCTGATATTCAGTCGTTAATGCCTGACAACAACGAGGGCTTCATCGTGCCAGCTTCGGCACGTGAGCTTTACGACAACATCATGGTCAGTGTTATTGACGCCAAGGGCGTACTGGACATGACTCTGAACACACAATCACAAGACCTAGGTGCGACTGCTGTGCCTGTGTTGAATTGGACAGCAAACTACAAAGATGCTGGTATGGATTTCAACGCAGCTAACGGTACTGTGGTTGGCTATGCACAAGCTGGCTGGTGGCACGAGTTCAACTTCGTATGTACGATTGTGGGCACTCAGAACCGCCTAGTAACGGCACAACTGTACATCAATGACCAACCTACTGTAGTTGAGACAACTCTACGCTTAGAGGGTCTGTCGAACGCTCAGGTTATCCAGTTGGATGCATTACCTATGGTTACTGGTGCTGCTGATACGTTCAGTGTGAAGTTAACCGCTGACCAACCAACTACTGTGCTAATCCCTCGTGGGTTCATGCAGATTGTTCGGAAACCAACTCAATAGGAGTAATTATGCTAATTAAAGACACTGCGAATTTCAAGATTGTGAAGTTCGCGTGTCAGCACTGTGGGGCTTTGAAACTAGACCTAGCCCTGCTTATGCTGGTACAAATGCTACGTGAGCACTTCGGAGAGCCGCTAAAGGTTGAATCCGGTTATCGCTGCCCTGTACACAATAAAGCCGTAGGCGGTGCTGAGAACTCCCGTCACTTACATGGTGATGCAGTGGACTTGCACTTGCTGAACAAAGACCGAGGGAACTTCCAGAAGCTCCAGAAGCTGTATGACACGGCTTTAGCTCTGAACCCTAACGGTGGCGTCGGTCTGTACGACTGGGGTGTACACGTTGATACACGCGGTGAGAAAGCTCGTTGGGATTACCGCTCTGATAAATACAAAGAAGTAATGGGGAAGATGGATGTCTGAACATAAGGTAACACAGGAACTCGTAGAGTCAAAGGTTAAGTCTGAGCAGTACGTGGTTGTACCGGGTACTACTCTGACGTTCTGTGTGTTAACACTGGAGAACGGTTTCACTGTCACAGGTGAATCAGCTTGTGTTGACCCAGAGAACTTCGACAAGGCGGTTGGAGAGCATTGGGCTAAGGTGGATGCCTTGAAGAAAGTGTGGCCTCTTGAAGCGTACCTGATGAAGCAGAAGCTGTATGAGGCTGAGCTAGAGAAAGAGCGTACGTTCTTAGCAATGGCAGTTCGTGGTGAAGCGCAGCGAAGTGAAACGAAGCAAGCTGAACACACAGCGGAGTTAAATGCGGCGTACGAGGGTTAAGCCTCTGACACGAAGTGTCCATGTGTAGAGAGTGGAAAGCTAATGGAAAGCCAGTGGTGACATGGGGAAAGCCTGTGAAAGCCATTGGCCTCCTAGCGGAAAGCGTGTAAAACCCTACACAAGAAAAATGTTATACTCAGGCGAGGGGGTTCTCCCCCATCCACGCGCGCGTTACCCCCGTAGGGGTGCGTGTGTGTGCGCTGGCGTGCGTGCGCTCGCGTGTGCGTGCATGGGCTATCCAGCGCGTGCGCGTGTGCGCGTGTGGCTATCCGTGGGAAAGCAGGGGAAAGCGACTGGAAAGCGGTGTGCTATCCGTGTGATTGCTTGCGATTGCGTGAGCGGCGCGACTGTGCTCTGCGCTTGCCTTTTTTGCTCACCTGTTAACTCACTGGCTTGTCACCTGTCAGCGCATGGCTATCGACTGGCTATCTAATGGCTATCCACTTGTTAACATATGGCATCTGTGATGCACTGCGCTATCCTTATGCTATCCATATGCTAACACTTGCTATCGTGCTGCTATCTCTCTGCTATCCTATTGATTTGCGCTTTGTCGCTCTCGCTTCGCTTCGCTCCGTCGCTACAATAGGGAATGTTAGCTAGTGTTAGTCAGTGGACATACGGCGACAGGGGACACTTCGCTGCGCTCCGTGTCGGTCGCCTCCTGTCAGGGGACTAAATGCATTATACCGGATAGAACATTGAGAGACTAGAGAACTGACTGTGGATAACTCATTGTTAGACCACTGTATAACCACTGTATATACCGCTTTTATTGTGATACACCTCACATTTCTAGTCATACCGCTTGCGTTCTCTGTCTAGGTATGGGATAGTTCATCCCGTCGAGAGGCACTACAGCAACAACGTAGACAGTCACTTGATAAGCTCTTTAAAAATATGCTTGACAATGAATCACTAGGTAGTGTAGCTTAAATAGCGTACTCAGTGAGTCACAACTAAGTGCCCTTGAAGCTAGGGTTCAACAATGCAGAGCGGCGTCTGCTGGCTTAGTTGTAAAGTGTTGGAATTACCGCTTACAGCGTGACCGACTGACTCAACACTGAATCACAAAATGCTTGACAGGTTGAACAACTCAGTGATACATTAGAAAGCATGTTAGCGAGAGCTAACGACTCAAGGCACTAGCCAGTCCTGCGGGACACTCTGAAACCTTGCGAGGTATTGCAGAGCAAACGGCACTAGCCAGCGAGTCACCGCCCAATAGGGCATCGTTCTTTAACAATTAGGTCAACGGTCTAACACTCAAGCGAGAGCAGTGACAGACACCATCTGCAAGCATAGGCACAAGTCTATCCGCTGTAAGGGGTCATCTGGTAGCGAAGCGAGTAGAGTTAAAAGTAAGAGTTAGACGACGGGCAAGGCAAGTGATACCTGCTGCGTCCGGTGAATTGTAAGTGTAAAGTAGTCAGGCTTGAAATCCGTATACAGTTTTCCGCTTACGATGTACTGGCAACAACTGAGCCAGCGGCAACCAATCCCGAAAGCATTGGTCATCTGATAGGGCTTGGTGTATCCATTGTCCTCTGCTAACACGATGTATTCATCGAGTCCTATCAAATGCAACTATTTAAATCTTGTGCAATCTAGCACGAAGCGGTGTAACAGTCCTACCAAGCGCAATCTTTTAACCATTGGTCAAAGTCTATGGGTATTTGTGTGCGATGTGCTAGTAGGGTAGCTTGTTACACCGCTTATTTTATCGAGGTGAACTATGTTCAAACGTTTAAAGCAACTGTCAAAGAGTTTCTACTTGACTTTCATTAGACCGCGCCGTGTGTATCACTTTGAAGTGGTATATCGTGACGGTCTGCGTCGTATCCAAAAGAAACACTTTCAAGTGTGTGCAAGGACACGTAATGAAGCTTATGGTCTAGCGCGTCACGTTAGCTATATCAATAATGTGCGAGGCTACAAGCTGTCGCTCACCAATGTATCACTGTTCGACGGTGGTCAATCAATGCAATCTGCGTACTAATCTGTACTAATCTTTAATCGCCAAACGAGGGCTAAACTATGTCAACTGTAACAACAAACAAAGCACCAAAACTAACATCTGTAAAACAAATCCGTACTCAACTTGTCAAGGCTGAGACTATGCGCCGCAACGTGACAATCTCTGCACTGTACCATGCGCTAGTGAAGTCTAACGTCGCATGGATGGATAACTGGTCACGTACCGATGCTGCAATGCTTGACGCAACTCTGCGTGTACTGTGCCCGACTAAGTGGGTTAATCCTGAGCCTAGCAAGGGTATCAAAGGTCATTACAAGCGTGACACCAAGAAAGCCGATGAAATCATGGGTAAACTAGGTGTAAACCGTGAAATGACGTACCCAGAGTTCTACCCAATCCTTGAGCAGTACTGGCTTGAGAACTCAGAGAAGAAAAAGTCTGAGGAACTGACACTTGACCAGAAACAAGGCAAGTTGAAAGGTCAAATGGCGCGTCTGTTGGGACAGTGGGCTGAGGCTGGCTTGTCATACGGTGAAGTTGAAACCATGCTCAAGCGTGCTCGTGACGGTAAAGACATTCTACCAAAGGCGAAGTAATCATGGCACTGAATGCGAGAGAACTACAGTTCCTACGTGAGAACTACGGGACTGTCGGGAAATGTCTATCAAAGCAGGGCGTCGCTGATGCCCTTGGTAAGACGTACAATGAGATAAGTCACGCTATCCGGTACAACGGTATCGCAACGGGCGACAAGAAACGCTCAGGGCGTAAACTCACTGAGTCACAAAAGCGTGAGCTTGTGCAGCAGAAAGATAAAGGACGTAGTAGCGAGTTCTTAGCTGGTTACTATGGGATAACTCCGCAGCATGTGTGCCGTGTGTACCGCGCTGCTAAGCAACAAAAATATTAGGGGATTAGTATGTCTAAACTAAAACAGTGGTGGAAGAAACACGCTGAACGTTTCCTGTTTATGGCTGTGTTTGCCGTGATGATTGCGTGTATTTTCATTATCGGTTGGGGATTCAAGGCACTTGAGTTGATGTTCTATAAATGGGCGTTGGGGTTTTAACATGGCAACTTTAACCAAGGGGTACATGAATGCTCAGGAACACGCTGAGTACCTAAAGAATGAGCACTTGAAACTGCAAGATGCTTTCCACAAGTACCACAACCACACACGCAAACGTCAAGAAACGCTGCGTGACATTTACTCAGAGCGTGCTCGTGTGGTGGGCTTGTCTCTTGTCACCTACTGCAAGCGTTTCAATATCCGTGGTGTTCTGTTCAAAGGAGAACTAGATGCGAATCTATCAAATGGTAGCGCGTAACTTCAACAGTGGGCACATCCACCGCATCATACGAAAGAATCTTGAGCAGGGTGAGAAGTTAACCCTGCGTGATTCAACTGCGCTCATCTGGTTTATGCTGAGTGAGCAAAAGTCTTTCCGATTATCGTACCAAGAACTGCAACTGGTACACCCTAAACTGCGCAAGCTGTTGCCACTTGAGCGCAAGCTGTGCCACCGCACCTTAACCGACGGTACTCAGGTACTAGACACGGTGCGCTTCTACTCTGAGACGTATGCCAAGCGTACTCTCAAGCTACTCAAAGAGCACGGTCAGTACGATTTACTGGCTGAGTTAACTAACGGTCAAGAACAGGCATTCAATGCAATGTTCGAGGCAACCCAACGTATAGCAAATGCATGGCAATCTGACATGCTTGACTAATCTGATACTACTCATGTAAGGAGTTCCAAATGTCTAAGTTTTTCCAACCATTCGAAGCAATCCAATTGTTCGGTGTTAACGACCCTGACGGTTACAAGCTACTAGCTGAACAATCTGAAAATGTAGTTGAGCGATTCACTGTAATGCCAGCTTTCTACAGCCGTGTAGCCTCAGAGAACGTGGATTTCATGGGGCAGAGTGGTAAGGTGTTCCAGCACCTACCTCGTTATGGTAAGAACTCTCCGCAAGGTGCGGATATTGATACAACGTCTGCAATCGGTAAAGAGACTGTCAGCTCACGTCACTTTATCACGAACCAACGTAGCTGTGATGACCGCAAGCTTGAAGCTTTGTTCATTGGCCTATGTCCTGAGTGGTACAGCACACAAGTTCTGACAGCGCACCATCAACGCGGTCTGTTTGACTCATTCGCTGGTTGGATGAACTTTGGCTGGAACCGTGGCGGCAAGGCTATCTCACCACGTACTACACTACTCCGTGAGAAGTTCGAAGCCTTTGACGGCACACAGCGTGGTTGGGTATTCAAAGCGTGCCAACGTATTGCACGAGTACACTACGCAACTAACTACTTGAACATGTCTGACGGCGGTTATCAAAGTGTCCAACCTGATGTTAATGGTACTGACTCTCCTGACCGCATCTTTGCTAAGGCGTGTGATGATGAAATCGGTGCACTCATCCACGCTAAAGGTACTGGCTTGCAAGGACTAGACTTTGACTCTGAAATGTCGTATGAAATGCAAGTACACCAACTAAGTACCTACGTACTAAACGCTGCTAAGCTGCTAGGTTACACACATCCTAAGCTACTAGCTTTCATCGAAGAATACTGTGCGAACATTATCTTCTTAGGTGCTGATAGTATCTGCAAAGGTATCCGCTTAGTGAACGTACTGCATGAGTGCTGGTACAGAGACTACGACTTACACTTCGGTGCGCCTAGTATCAACGGTCTTGATGGTCTAATCGTTCGCTTCCTACGTGCTTGGAACTGTTTCTTCCAGAACCAAGGCGTGACACCTGTCGGTCTAATCTGGGACGGTGAAAGCGAAGTGAAGCACATCACTGCTAAGCCTACCGTTGTCGTGACTGCTGAGGGTCGTGTGCAAATCCGTCTTATCATCAATGACCTACCAATTCCACGCTTGTACGCTGATGGTTCTGACTACCGTGACGCACTGCAAGCAATGAAAGCACTGAACTCTCCAATCCATACAACAGTCATTCCGGCGCAACCTGAGTATGACCACATCTGGCACTTTGTGTACGAGAACGGCCCAAGCTCATGTATGACTGACTACCCTTACGAGCGTTGTCCAGTGCGTGTGTACTGCCACGAAGACAATAGCCTTGGTCTAGCTGTGTGCTACCGTTCACCACGTGAGCTGTCTGTAGAAGAATTCAATGTGCTAGCTAGCAAGGGTGAGCTGGATACACCTGAGTTCTCAGCTAAGGATGTGTTCATTAGCATCACTGGTCGTGCTGTGTGTAACATTGACGACAAGCAGTACGTTCGCTCGTACGGTTGCAACACTGAGGGTCACTTGATGAACGCTGGTTACAACCACAACTCAAGCTGCCTTGATGGTCAAGAGCTGCGTTACATCGAGTACCCTAACGGTACTGACACTGTGCTCATGCCTTACCTTGACGGCTACGAAGAACACGTGGAGCTGTGCGACGGTGCGAAAGGCAAGTACTTCATGGTGTGTGATGGTGGCTCTGACACTTACGAAGCACAAAGCGCGTCAGGTTACATTGAAATCAACCTAGAAGAATGCTACGAGTGTGATACTGGTACTCATGAAGACGACATGTGCACTGTGTACAGCGGTGGTCATGAGCGCCGTGTGTGTGAGAACTGCCGTGACCGTTATTATGTGTGGGTTGAGCATGACCAAGACTACCACCACCAAAGTGATGTGACTTACTCTGAGTACACTGGAGATTACATCCTTGACGACGAGCTGGAAGTATGTCCACTGGTCGGCCCGATGCACGAAGACCGCATGGATGAGTGTGCGGCAACTGGCAAGCGTGTGTTCGAAGACCGTCTTGTTGATGGGTGCTTGACATCCGAAGACGCGGCAACGCTTGGTGTCCTTGACGAGTGGTTAGAGTACCACCGCGAAGACGAAGAATAACAATTACTATAATTAAGGAGTCGTGATGACTAGCCCAAACAATACAAAAGCTTTCGAACTACTACTAGCAATCCTAAGCGAAGAACGTCCCGGTTTACGTGGGCAAGAGGTGGTAGCCGAAGTGCTTGACGCTGAGGGTATTGAGTACTCGACGGACAGACATGGGAACATGTTTGTACAAGTGGGTGAGCGTGATGACATCATGTTCACAAGCCACACAGATACAGTTGACTTTGATGCAACATCCTACCCTAAGTGGTTACAAGATGGGTTCAAGGAGGATGCTGATGAGTTATCTAAGCTACCTAAAGAGAAAAAGCTATGTGTCCTTAATGGGCACTTAGCACTGGATGCCGATGGTATCTGGGACTGCCTTGGTGCTGATGATGGTGCTGGTGTTGTGCTTATGATTATGATGATTAAGCAGGGCATACAAGGTCAGTACTGGTTCTTTGCCGAAGAAGAAGTAGGGCGAGTCGGTTCAACCGGAGCGTACGAAGATGATACTGAGTCATTCAAGAAAGTGAAGTGGTGTATCAGCTTTGACCGTCGTGGTACTGACATCATCCATACTCAGATTGGTGGACGCTGTGCCTCAGATGAATTCGTGGAAGCACTGGCTGAACGATTTGACCGCCCGAAGTCTCGTATCACAACAGGTGTTTACACTGACTCAGCAACGTTCATCGACACAATCCCTGAGTGTACCAACATCGGCGTTGGTTACTACAATGAGCACACTGACCGTGAGACGTTGAACTTGAATGAGTTCTATGACACGCTTGAGCACTGCTTGAAGCCTGAGACTTGGGCTGAGCTACCAGTGGGTGAGCGTCCTGCACCTAAGTCTGTGCCTTGGATTGATGAGGACTTTGACCTTGACGATTACTTGAATCGCCTTGACAACGCCACAGACATTGACGAAGTGCTACTTGAGTTCGGTGCTAAGGGCGAGTTAGAAATGCTTGAGTGGGTGCAGACGCATCCATTACTAGCGGCTAGTATCCTGTACCTCGCAGGTAATCAGACAGCACGTGGTTGTATCGGTAAAGACATTCGCCGTGCCTCTGATGACGAGGGGCGCACTATTGATGACCTAGTGCGTATGATGCGTAAAACTATTCAGTAACTTAAACTGCACTTAGGAGGTGCTTATGTATTGGTTAATCATTGCTTTAACATGGGGTGGTAGTGCTCCGGTTGCTGTGCCTATTCAAGACGAGGCGACTTGTATCTCAGAGAGTAAGCGCCTTGACCGTACTGCGTATGTTCAGTACACACTGTGTGTTAAGTCTAGTGACGAAAAGGTAAGACAGTGATGGACGCACCGTGGTTAAGAGCTTGTAAGCGTTTAGCCATTGGTCAGACTAGACGCTTTCGCTGCTGTGGTGCTACCGCAGCGGCTATCTTGTATAACAATCCGCAGTCGTGGGAAATGTGGTGTAACCGCTGTAAGCAGACCACCAAGGAGTATAAGAAATATGTACGCCTTGATGCCACTGTGCATGAGCGAGGCATGCAGCCTGTACCTACAGATGCTTTATGCATTAGTCAGACGGGCGCGGAAATACAGCACTTTGTGTTTTCATACCTTACAAGCAAAGGTATATCACCGAACATGTTGGAGGACGTATGTCGCTTAGAGTGGTCAGAGAGCAAAGGGCGGATAATCTTCCGCTTCGAGAACGTGGTTCTAGGGCGGAGCGTATCACCGAACGTAACGCCGAAGTGGGTTCAATATGGGAGCAACTTCCAGACATTAGTGAACTTGAAACCCGACTGTACGCAGCCATCGCTAGTGGTACTTACCGAGGACACGTTGAGTGCGATAAAGGTTCAGTACGTGGCGAATTTGTTCTTCAAGGGACGCGTACTGGTCGTATCAACACTCGGCACTACAATCTCTCTAACCGCCCGCGCCCTTTTAGCCTCCCTTATGGAGCAGATGGGCAGTAAGCCGAACGTTCTCTGTTGGTACGACGGAGACAAGGCAGGAGTTGACGGGGCACGGAAAGCTCAGAAAGTACTACGACCATTCGCAAATGTACATCCCCTGACAATCGACGGCAAAGACCCGAAAGATTGTGAACCGACACAGATTAAAGAGGTATTATGGACGCAGTTATCGTAAAGGCATTGTGTGACAAGACACGCTACAGCAACTTATTGCCTTACGTTCCTAAAGACATGTTAGCACCGGATACTTCCGCACTGCTTAGTTGGGTTGGTCTTTACTGGAAGACTTACCCAGAGCACGACGAAGTAGACTTTGCGGCATTCAATAGCATGGTTTCATTACGAGCCACGCAGAGCACACCCGAAGAACTGGCAACCATGAAAGCACTGACTCATGAAGTGCAAGCGGTTGACGATTCCAGTGTCGATGGGGTTGTAACTATGATGCATGAGCTGGCGTATTCTGGACGAGCGGCAAGCATCCTCACGAAGTACCAAGCAGGTGAAGAAATTGACCTGATGTATGAAATGAAGAAACTTCAACGGGAGTTCGGTGATAATGTCAAGACTCAGAACGAGTTGTTTTCATGGGAAGACCGTGGACTCGACGACGTACTTGCAGCGAATGAGGAGGGCGCTGGTCTCAAATTGCGCCGCTTTGGTCAGCTTCGTCATAATATACGTGCTCTGCGTGGCGGTGATACAGTGGCAGTTGCCGCACCTGTTGACGCAGGTAAGACATCACTGCTGGCTGCAATCGCTGCTGACTTTGCTAACCAAATGAAGTGTGCCCCTGAGCGTTATGGTGACAGACCTATCCTATGGCTAGTGAACGAATCAATGGCTGTGCGAACTGTGCCACGTATTTACCAAGCAGCAACTGGTAAAACACTGGCAGAGATTCGTGAGCTGCACCGCGAGGGACAGTTCGAGCCGCTGTACTTAGCTGAGGTGGGCGACTGGCATCGTATCCGTGTCAAGGATGCACACTCAATCACCATGCCTCAGATTGCAACGCTGGTGGAAGAAATGAACCCTGCTGTGGTAATCATCGACATGGTGGCAAACATCCGTGGCGGCACTGCTGAGACAGAGCACCAGAACCTAGAAGCGAAGTGGCAGGAGCTGCGTTCGCTGGCTTGTGAGCACGACTTCCTGATGGTTGGTACAATGCAGTTCAGTGCTGAGGGTTACGACATGTTGTACCCACCGCTGACAGCGTTGAAGCAATCTAAGATTGGTGTGCAAGGTGCTTTGGATGTGGCACTGTTCATGGGTAAACTTAACAACGATACCGAGGGCTTGCGAGGGCTTAGCACACCTAAGAACAAGTGTCCGGTGTCAGGTAGACCGAGCGTGAACCAGTTCGAAGTCCTGTTCGACGCTCAACGATGTCAGTTCAATTGCGGCTTCGCAGAATCGGCTATGGAGGCTTAATGGAAAAGGTGAAACGTGTGTTTCATCCAGACGCGAGGGCTAATCGCAGCCCTCATACTGTTCGAGTCAAGGGTAAATGTGTTCGTACTGGTGACGAGCACTACTATCACAGTCTTGGGCAAGCTGAGCTGGATGGTTGGTGTCGCAAGGGCATTAAGAAGTGTCTGCGTGGCGAACAAGTACAGTCGAACGGAATGTTCTGGGCGGCTTGGGATGGAGTAGAACATGAGTAGCGTATTATTTATAGACTTGGAGACTGAAAACCATGAATATCACGGTAGTAAAGCCAGTCCGTACTGTCCAGACAACTATATCGTTGAGTCAGGTTTCCGTGTTGACCGCAAAAAACCAGATGGAACTACAGAGATTGGTAGCATCGGCAGTGTCCGATACAACTCACGAGAGGCTTTCGTTGGCGCTCCAACAACTGAGTGGCTACCCATTCCCGAAGACTGTTGGCTCATCGTTGCACATAACGCCGCTTATGAAGTGTCATGGTTCTTGCAGTTCGCAAGAGATTCATTTGAGGGTTTTCTTCGACGTGGGGGTAGAGTTTTCTGTACCATGCACGGAGAATATCTTGCAACTGACCAGACATCACTCTATCCGAGTCTCGATGAAACAGCCCCTAAATACGGCGGAACTCATAAAGTGGATGGTATTAAACTGCTTTGGGAACAAGGAGTACTTACCTCCGAGATTGACCCCATCCTCTTGCATGAATACCTCGCAGGGCCGAACGGTGACGTTGCAAACACCGCCCTGTGCTTCTATGGTCAGTGTGCGACACTTGCCGAACAAGGTAAGTTCCCCCTCGTTTGGGAACGTATGGATGCCTTACTGAGCTTTGCGTTCTGTGAGTGGTTCGGTCTGTACGTGAACATGCCAGTGGCGCAGAAGAACCAAGCGGTGCAAGAAGCTGAGATTGCAGAGTTAACCACTCGCCTCAGAACGTACCTACCGGACGACATGCCCGAAGAAATTGACTTCAACTGGGGTTCTGACTTCCACATGTCGGCGTTGCTTTATGGTGGCCCGATTAAGTACAAGAAGAAAGTGCACTACGACAAGCCAACGTACGTCAAGGTTGATGCGTACCAACTGCACGACCACGTACTGCGAGTCAAAGAGGTCTGGACTGACCCTGTTGACGGGTTGCGTTACATCACACCTGAGACGTACGATAAGTACGGCCTGTGTCCAGCCGACGTTGTAATCTATAAGTCCGGTAAAAACAAGGGCTTACGTAAGGTGTTCCGTGCTAACACGAACGAACTTAAGATGAAGTGGGGCGAGGGTGTGTACCAGTGTCCGGGCTTATGTAAAATCTCGGAGCTACCTGAGCACTTCCAAGATAAGTTCGGTGAGCGTGGTGAGTTCCGCCAGAACCGCACCTTGTGTGATGGTTCTCCGGTGTTCAGCTCAAGCGGTGACTGTATGGCTGGTCTAGCTAAGCAGGGCTTTGAGTTCGCTAGTGATATTTCTCGATTGGCAACGCTTGAGAAAGATACAGGTACTTACTATCTGCGCCATGAATATGATGACGAGGGTAACATCACAAAATCTAGTGGGATGTTGCAGTACGTTATCCCTGAGAAGCCTGATGGTTCTGGTATCATCCACCACAGACTTAACACTTGTGCAACAGTGACAGGTCGCTTGTCTGCATCGAACCCGAACTTGCAGAACCTACCACGTGCTGAGGAAGACAAGGACGGTAACGCGAAGTCTCGTGTTAAAGAAATGTTTACCTCACGCTTTGGCGAAGATGGTCGCATCATTGAGGTGGACTACTCTGCGCTAGAAGTTGTAATGGGCGTTGTACACACTGGCGATATGAAGCTACTTGAGCTACTTAAAGCTGGTACTGATATGCACTGTTACCGTCTCGCGTTCCAAGAGAACCTAGACTACGAAGAAGTGTACCGTCGCTGTCATGACGAGGGCTTCGAGTTCCATGCTCTGTGGAAGTCAATGCGTACTGCAATCAAAGCACCTAGTTTTGCGGCTCAGTACGGCGCGTCAGCCGCTGGTATCGCATTCGCTACTGGTTGTACTGTCGAGTTCGCTCAAGCGTTCCTAGACAACGAGGCGGCACTATTCCCTGATACAGCTAAGTTCCGTCAGGTAATCCGTGACGAGGTTGAGCGCACTGGTAACTTGCCGGGTAACTTGAAGCGTGAAATGACTGATGATGGTTCTGTCCGTCTGTACCGCCGAGGCTACTGGACATCACCTGCTGGTATGCGTTACAGCTTCCGTCAGGTTGAGCGTTGGGTCAAGCGTGCCGATGGTCGTGGCATGGAAAAAGTCATGGACTACAAGGATACACAGCTTGCTAACTACTGGTGTCAAGGCGAGGCGTTCTTCCTCATGGCGGTTGCATTCGGTATGATTCTGCGCCACATGATTGCTAAGAACTGGTACGACAACCAAGTATGTCTAATCACGAACGTTCACGATGCTGCGTACCTAGACGCTGCGAACGAAGAAGTGGGGCGTGAGGCTGCACTAGCTGTGAAAGACATCATGGAGCGTGCTAAAGACCGCATCCTGCAACTATGGCCTAACTACGGCCACTTGAAAGACGTACCATTCCCTGCTGCTGCGGAAATGGGTTCATCTATGTACAACAAAACACACATTCACTAAGAGGTACTTATGCCAATCGTTAACCGTCCTGTTGAACCGCACGTTAACCCACCTTACCGTGGCAAGTTAACACAAGCTGGTGGCTTACGATGCCCTGACGATTGGCATCGTGTGGTTATCCACCATGAATCAAACTGTGCTCACCTAATCGCCCATGACCAACATTGGAGTGGGGACATCGTGTTAGAGATACATGATGCTATGTCTGAGGACGGCACACATGAACTTGAGGAATGTAAGATGACTGCATTCTACCTATCACCTAAGCAGCGATTAGACCTCGCTGTGTACCTACTAAGCACCATCGAACCACGAGGAAAATAACATGGCTACTATCCGACTAAACGCTGACAAACGTCGTGCAATTCTGAACAACATCATGACTGAGTGGAAAGCGAAACACCCTGCCCCAACCGCTCCTAAATTGAATGCAAGAGCTGCTTTCGTTAAAGCCTACCAAGAGTCGTGGTACAAACGCTCAGGTATTGAGAAAGCGGTGCAGAACGGCCTCACACCAACGGCATTACACACCAGCTCATCACTACACCTGTACATCCAAGACCGCACAGGTAAAGCTCTAGGCACTGTTTGGGAGTACTTCCGTGATGGTGAGAACGGTACTATCAAACTCCGTGTACCGAACTCCACAACAGTAGTTTACAACGACGACCCTCTGTACCTACAGTACTTGAAAGACAAGAGTGCTGACGATAAGTACGAGATTGATGTTGAACAGTGGCACGAAGAACGCCGCACACAAGAACGTGTGTACAAACAAGCACTTGAGCAGTTCAAGACGCTTAAACAGTTAACTGACGGTTGGGACGGTATCGAGAAGTACCTACCGGAAGAATTCGAAGTGCAGTCAACCGCTGTGACTGTCGTCCCTCAACTACCATAGGAACACGTATGAATAAGCATGTACTAGATATTGCAGCACGTGACATCACTCAGCTTATTCACTCTACTATCAACCACCCATATGAAGTGGCGGTTGCTGGTGGGGCGGTGCGAGATATGGCACGAGGCTTCAAACCAAAAGACCTTGACATCGTTGTGGCAGTCGGCCCTGACTCATGTACCGCTGAGGTGTTCAACTGGATGGTAGGCATGAGCGTTACGTTGAGCCAGCTCGACATAGCCAGCGAAGTGTTCCTTGCCTACACTGATGACCCAGACAACTGTGACAGCGACTTCGATGAGAAGCTGTATGGTGGCATTAAGATTAAGCATCCGGTCATTGAGATTGATGTCTTATTCAGCCGTAAGCCTAACATGAACGAAGCCGTAGCTGACTTTGATTGCGAATTGAATCGTGTCTGGACAGACGATATGCGCTTCGTTAAGGGGCATCTATACACAATTGACACATTCATACAGGGTTATCCTCTAGTGCTCGGTACAGCGCGTACTGGGCGTGTTGATAAGATAATTGAATTGTGCACGAAGTATGATTGCATTCCTGTTATGTACGACCTGTCTAAATTAGACGAGTTGAGAGAGTAATAGGGTGTGGAACCTCGCGGCGGGTGAACCGAGCCTAGCATGGATTTGTCCATCCGTCAAATAATAATTAAAAAGTTACAGGGCTAAGTCAGCCTTTCAAAAGAAACCCTTGACAAACCGTTCTCCCTGTGAGTCTCCCCTCTTTAAAGAGTCACGTACAGGGAGAAAGACAACAAACCTAACAGTACTGAGGTAATATTAATGACTACTCCATTTAACCCACTAGACCAATTGAACTCACTTGTAGAAGCTGCTGTAGAAACTCAAGCAGTTGATATGACCGAGACTGGCACTGGTGGTGGTGAGAAAATCATCCTGCCGAAAGGCCCATACAACTGCCGCATGATTGAGTACATCGAGTACGGTAAAGTTGTACCAACGCACCAAGGTAAACCAACTGGTCGCCCTGCTGCGCTGAATGCTCGTGTTGGCTTCTGTTTCTACGGCCCGAATGGTGAAGAAGTTTACATTCGCTCGTTGAAGATGCCAGTCAGCAACCACGAGAAAGCAAACGCTAAGAAGTTGTTTGACCGCATGAACTACACTGGTACATTGAAGCACCTTGCTCAAGGTCTGAACAAGTGTTTCCGTATGGAACTGGATGTGCAAGAGAAAGATGGTCGTGAGTACAACACGATGAAATTCGAAACTCTATCACCGCTTCCTAAGTTCGACCCAGAAACAGGTGAGCCTATCACACTACCTGAGTTTGACACTTCGAAAATCCAAGTGTTCCTATGGTCTAACCCGACTAAAGAAACTTGGGACTCATTGTACATTGATGGTACAGATGACAAAGGTAAGTCTAAGAACTTCATTCAAGAAGACATTCTGAAAGCTGTGGATTACGAGGGTTCACCACTTCAAGCACTACTTGAGGGCGGTCTACCAATGCCACCAGCAGATGAGCCTAAAGCTGAGTCAGCACCAACACAAGCTGACCACGCAGCAGCCGCTCAAGCAGCGATGCCTGATGCTCCTGCAATGCCAACAATGCCAGACGCTCCAGCCGTCTAATCACTAATAGGGCGGTGCAAGCCGCCCCTCAACAGAGGATACAGAATGAACATCACTCAATTTGCACAACGCATTAAGAAAGCGTATTCGTTCCAGACTGACATCGAGCGTATTACCGTGGACTACAAGGAGCAAACCGTTAAGGTGTTCCGCCGTGGTAAAGTGTTGCCTCGTGTGTACCGCTTGAGTATCATCAACAAGTCCGGTGGTCTTAAACAGAAGTACCGCTCATGGGCTATGACGAACTACATGCTAGTAATCGGCGGCGATGCTGGCGCTCACATGGCGCAGTACTCTGGCATCATGAACGACGACAACGTTGTTATGCTTGAAGACTTCAAGACAATGACCAACCATCAAATCATCAACCCACGATAAGGAACTGAAAAATGGATGAGAAACAAGCACAGAACGTAGCCGAGCAGGAAGTTCAGGTAGTAGCGTACAACTGCGGTGAGGGCTTACGTGAGTTGTTCGGTAAAATCCGCGAGTGGGCTGGTGCTCGTAACATTCTGAAAGGCTGTACACCACTGGCTCAGGCTTGCAAGCTGTCAGAAGAAATGAACGAAGTGATTACCGCTATCGTGAAAGGTAAGCTCGACTTACTCAAGGATGGTATCGGTGACTCCATCGTGGTACTCGACATCATTGCTGCTCAGCTTGGTGCTGACTTCGAAGACGTAGTGAACACCTCTGACTACACTCAGATGCTGGCACAGCTTGAAGCAGTAGCGGCACTCCACCCTGAGAAGAATCGTGCTGGTATTATTGGCACGCTGAATGCTCAGACGTCGGACATTATCGGCGCGCTGTATAACTACGACATCGACAATGACGAATCGTTGGCAGATGCTGTGATTGCTATTGAGCACCTACGTCGTATGTACTGTACACTGTACATCATTGCGCACCACTACGACCTAACGTTGTACGAGTGTGTGAACTTTGCCTACGGTGAAATCAAAGACCGCAAAGGCGAGATGCGTGACGGTGTGTTCGTTAAGGAAGCTGACCTGTAATGTTGACCTACTTCCCTGATGCTGCGTCACCGCTACTGTGCACAGACGATACCAACGGGGAACTGTGGGTTATCAACGGTGGCTGGAATCTCAAGTTAGATGGAGAGGAAGCCACCATCGTCTTAACAGGTGAGCGTATTCATGTGGGTAAGGCCGAGCGTCTTACTCGCCAAGAGTTCGAAAAGAAATACCCTAACTTTGGGTACTAAGGAAAAATAATGTTTAAATGGTTAAAGAAGAAGTGCAATGAAGTCGTTGATAAATTCAAGAGTGTTAATGTGGGGGTGGCTTTTAAGCGGTTTCTGGCAGTACCACTACTTGCCGTCATTGGGTATGATATTCATGTTATGGCTGCTGCTCCTAGCGTTGGACACTTCATGGCGCTTAGTATCGACTTGGTGCTTGTAGCTTGGTGGTACGAATGGCTGAACGGGCAAGGTAAGACGGTGTTTGATATTGAACTATTGAACAAGTACAAGCTTTGTCGAACCCTACTGGCACTCTTGTTCATCTTAGCACTGCCAGCACTTCTAATCCTCGTTGCCCTCACATGGTTCGTTGTTGAGTTCGTACCGGAAACATTCCGAGACTTTAAGGGCTTAGCAAGTGATATGTGGAATTATATTAAAACTGGGGATAGATAATCATGACAGGCATTCATGGGTTAAACTTGGATGCCTTGGACGACCAGTTCGCTATCGTTGACTCAGGTCAAGTCCTCATCCTTGATGGGGACTTTTACTTGTATCAAGCAGCCGCAACTGTTAAGACATTGCCGACTGCGATTCGACGCTTCCACTCCCTGATTCTACAGGAAATGTTCTACTCGAACTGTAAAACCGCTGAGGTGTATTGCACAGACAGCAACTCACCTAAGTGTCTGCGTCCATTGTATCCAACATTCAAACCATATCAGGCAAACCGTAAAGGTAAGCAGAAACCACCGCTGCTTGATATGTTGAAGCAAGCTGTGCAGAACATGAAACTGCATGAGCATCCTGATGGTATCTCAGTGATTTGGGCGTTCGAGGAAGAAGCCGATGACCTGATGATACAGCGCGGTGAGGAACTGTACCCGAACGGGCTTATCAGTTCCGGTGACAAAGATTTGCGCATGACTCGTGCCCCGTACTGGGAGCAGAAACTCGCTATCACCAGCACAATCGACAACCGCTTCGGTTATGTGAAGTGGTACGAGGGTGAGAACATGCCGCTCAAAGGTCACGGCACGGCGTTCTTCTGGGCACAAATGCTCATGGGGGATTCAGCCGATAACATCCGTGGCATTGACCGCTTAGACGGTAAGTTGTGTGGGCCAACTAAAACCTACGAATTCTTAACAGACCTTATCACTGGTTCGCCAGATGATGAGACAACAGTAGCTAACGCCATTATTGGTAAGTACGCTGCTGCTCGCCAAGACCCACTCGCTGAGGCAGAAATGCTCTGGTTACGTCGGTCTGCTGATGATTCTGGATACGCCTACCTTATGGAAGTCGTAACTGTCCCTGAGTATCGCAACTGGCTGGAGCAGTTGCATACGTATCACATGGCGGTTATCAAACATAAACAGGATAATCCAGATGAAGAAGCCTAGTAAAAACCATGCAGTAAAGTTGTATGAGCGTGCCTTAGAGTTGTGGTACAAGGACAGCAAACCTGAGACACGTGCTCAACTAGAAGCCACCATGATTGAGCTGCGCGATACTGACCGTGATATGTGGCAGTCAGCATTCAACCAGATTAAGGAAGATATGGACATGGAGGCGCTAGCTAATGAGTTCATCTAAGACTTTACGAAAGGTTACTCGCGCTCAGTTACGAACTATTGGGCGCAAACTTGGGGCTGAGCAAGGGGGCACGTGTCCCCTGTGCTTGAATGAATTACAGTTCAGTACTAAAGGTGCTGTAGTTGTAGACCACAACCACGAGACAGGAGAGATTCGTGGTGCGCTTTGCCGTTCCTGTAACGCAGGAGAGGGCAAGGTTGCAAACGCTGTAGGGCGTTGGATTGTTGGTAAAATGGATTACCAGCAAATCATCCCTGCTCTGCGTCGCCTAGCAGACTACCTCGAAAGCACGGAGAAAGAGGGAACTGGCTTAATGTATCCCGGTCATAAGACTGAGGAAGACAAGCGTGCTGCTCGTGCGAAGAAAGAACGTGCCCGTCGTGCAGCCGCTCGTAAAATGCGTGCACGTTCTAAGGAGCAAGAATAATGGCGAGTGGTGAGAAACCCTCAGAGTGGTGTGCCCGTATGAGTCGTGAAGCTAAGGACGGTGACACGGCTTATCATTACTGGCAAATGCAACGACATTGGGAGAGCAAAGGTCAATGATTAAATGTTTAATTCTGAATGGCCCACCGGGTATTGGTAAGGATACACTAGCCGAAATGCTACGTGACCGTTACCTGATGAATGCCTTTAACCTAGCAGTGAAAGACGCACTGTACCGTGATGCTGCGAAGCATGTTGGTATGGCGTTACCTAAGTTCATTGCGTTAGCGTCTGACCGCAACACTAAAGACGTAGGCCAAATTGAGCTAGGTGGTAAGTCGCCACGTGAAGTTCTTATCCATGTGAGTGAGGACATCATCAAGCCTCAATTCGGTGCTGACTACTACGGACAAATGGCTGGCGCTCGTGCTGCTGAGGTGTTAGAATACGGACGTATTCCGGTATTCACCGACTGCGGTTTCCCAGAGGAAGCAGTTAGCGTCGCTGACTTCATTGAGAACAGCCCTATGGGTGGTGAAGTACTGGTTGTCCGTATGTATGGTCGTGGTTGTACGTTCGATAACGACAGCCGCAAGTACTTAACTGTGAAGCATCCTGCGATTGAATACCTTGATGTAGTGATGATTGAGGGTAAACCGGAGGCCGCATGTCGAACCATCGTGGAGCGTCTGCGGAATTAATCTTCGCAGATGAAGCACCTGTGAATGTGGACAGGGAGTACGCAGTTATTGCCCAACACATTCAATCGGGTAGAAGCGGTGCAGCACGGAAGCTGTACCTCGGCATTACGGACAAAGAGAAACGCAAGTTGCTGCGTCTTATGATTCAGCGCAATTTGAAAACAACGTTGTAATGTATTGGAGTGTTTATGTCTGTCACCAAGAATCGTGAGACATTCGAAGAAAAAGCCGCTCGTCAAGAGCGCATTGAAGAAACGTTTAAGACTGAGGCAATCGAGCGCAGCCGTAAAGCTGTACTGGATGCCTTGGAGAATGGCCGTGCTACTGAGTTAACACCTGTGCAGCGTCTGCTGAATGCGGCGTATGATGGTGTTAGCGCCCGAATTGATGAGTTGAAAGCTTCTAAGACTCGCGGCGTTGGTGCTAAGTATCGCGGCTATATCCGTTTAGTGTCGTCGGATGTTCTGACGGTGATGACATTAAACACTCTACTGAACAACATTGCCTCAACTGAGTTGGGGATGTCGTCTATCCAGTCTCTTGGTACATCACTGGGTCGCTCAGTGCAATCAGAAATCATAGCTCAGAATGCTGAGGTGGTTGCACCTGCGTACATGAACCGAGTGTATGAGTACTTGAAAGAGCACAAGACGCGTTCCCAATCTCATATCTTGCGTACGTTCCGCGCTGCCAGTGCGAACGTGAAACTCGAAACTGACCCTTGGGACAACACAACCTGCTTCAACGTAGGCCGCTTGTTGCTCCAGTGTGTGCATGAGACTGGTATCTTTGAATGGGTACAAGGCCCGAAAGGTTTGCTGTACGCTGAGCCAGCCGAAGAACTGCAAGGTGTGTTCTCGGATGTGCTTGAGCACGCTGACACTATGGTGCACTACCCACCGATGATTGTCCCTCCGGTACGTCACGAAGACATTTACAACGGCGGTTACTTAACTGACCTTAGTCGTCGTCATACGTACTCGAACCGACACATCAAGCGTTCCCGTTTACGTGAAGTGAACGAAGCGTTTAAACAGGCGACTGGTATCCGTCAAGCGTTAAACAAAGCACAGGAAGTGCCTTACGTCGTGAACAAAAGTATTTACGACTTAGTACTGCAAGCCAAGGCTACAGGCTTTGATATTGGTATCCCAAGTCACCACCAGAAACCACAGCCTAAGTTCCACCTACACGGCACTGACAAGGCTGACTGGTCTGAGGATGACCAAGAGGCGTTTGAGGTTTGGAAGACCCAGATGCGTCAGTGGTACACAAAGGAACGTAAACGTGTATCACAGATTCGCCAACTGGCTATCACTCTTGACTTGTGTCGCCGCTTCATGGATGAAGATGCGTTGTACTTCCCGACTTGTGTTGACTGGCGTTACCGCTTGTACTTCAAGTCACACTTGAACCCACAAGGCTCTGACATCCAAAAGGCGTTGCTGCTACTTGGACGTAAGAAGCCGCTAGGTAAGCGTGGTCTGTTCTGGCTGAAATCACACGTGGCAACATGTTTTGGTTTTGATAAGCCGCTGTTCGAGCAGCGTGCCAAGTGGACTGAGGAACGCATTGACGCGATTCGTGAGTGGGTGAAAGACCCATTGAACAACGAGGACTTCAAAGACGCAGACGAGTTCTGGTGTATGCTTGCGGCTAGTATCCAACTAATCGAAGCACTGGATTCACCTGACCCTGAGAAGTACGAGTCGAACATTGCGGTTGCATTGGATGCCACTAACTCTGGTGGTCAACACTTCTCTGCAATGCTACGTGACCCAATCGGCGGTAAGCTAACGAACCTATTCTGGGACGGCAACTTAACCAAGGCCGACCTGTACATGGATGTTAAGCAGCGTACTGACTCGAAAATCAAGGTTGCTCTACGTGACCCTGAGACAATCGTGCAAGCACATTACTGGACACTGAACCCTATCACACGTTCAATGACCAAGCGCCCAACGATGACGTACTTCTACTCTGCCACATTACGTAGCTGCACGGATTACATTTTCCTTGGTGCTGCTGATGAGGGTTACGAGGGTACAGATGAGTACACGCTATTCAAGCTGTGTTCGTTCGTATCGCCGCTGATGCGTGACAGTATTAACGAGGCAATGCCAGCCGCTGCACGTGGTATGGATTACCTCAAGGCTGTATGTCAACGAGTACCGATGGAACATCACTTGCAGTGGAAGACAGTACTTGGTGGTCTGGTGATTAACCGCTACTGTAACCGCCATGAGACTCGCGTCAAAGTGCGTAGCATGGGTATCAACCAAGTAGTGCTGTACAACTTCGACTACGAGCGTAACCACCGCCAGAAAGCTGTATCCGGTATCTCACCGAACTTTATCCACCAAGGAGATAGCTCACACCTTATGATGACCATCTTGAACTTTGACGGCGACATCATCCCAATCCACGATTCAGTTGCAACTCACGCTTGTGATGTTGATGACCTGCACCGTGTGTTGCGTGAGCAGTTCGTTATTCTATACACTGAGCACCAGAACCCACTTGAGGTTATCCGTGACGCAGCGTTAGAAGCAGGTGCTGACCTTGAGGGTATCGAGATGCCTCCAATGGGTACATTGAATCTGGAGCTGGTTAAAGATTCGCCATTCTTCTTCTGCTAATTTAAAGTCCCACGAACAGGAGAGACACGAAGTGTCCAATTATACTCTAGAATTCTACACAGGTAGAAAGGCTGTGCTAGGTGCGCGAGTTGTCGCAAACCTAGCGTACCATAACAACCCTGAGTTCGCTCAGGGTATTACCTCTAAAGACTTTAGAGATTCCGTTGCCGACTCAGTTGATGGGTTCATGTGTATGGGCATCCATCACAAAGGCAACTTAATAGGGGGCTGCGCGATAACAGCACCGTACACGACACCGCATATCAGTGGTAAAGGCGTGGGCGTTGTATTAAGCTACGTGCTCCCGAACCACAATATCGGACATCACATGTACCGTGCGATTATGCGCTATGCCAAGGCACAACGTCTGGACTGGGTGCTTATCCCTCACAAGCAGGGTGAGTACGAGTACAGACTCAAGTACTACAAGGTGAAACATGGGATTCGATAGTGGTAAAGATGCGGCAAAAGAAGCACGCCGCCAAGCTGATGCGCAGAAAGCACAGTTCGAAGCTGAACAGACTCGAATGCGCGAAGCTAACACACTCCAAGCTAACAAAGCTCTTGACGACGTAGTTAAGGTTGAGACAGGCGGTTCTGCAAATCTAGCAGCCGACGACGCTCTTGGTCTTACAACTCGTAAACGCAAGATGGCTGACGTTAGTTCAAGCTTAGGATTATAAGGTACTGTATGCATACTCAAGAGACTCACGAGGCTCTGTTCGCTAAGTATGAGGACTCTGAGGTTACTCTGAGTTCAGAGCGTTATGCTTTCTGGACAGTGCCTACCGTTTTTACACGTGAGAACAAAGACGGAGAGCGCGTATCACTTCAACGCGACTTCCAATCTCACGGTGCTATGTTGGTTAACAACCTTGCTAGTAAACTGACACGGACGCTTTTCCCGACTGGGATGAGCTTCTTCCGTATCTCAGACACAGATAAGATGCGTGAAATCATTGCTCAACTGGGTAATGACAACGCGCAACTTTCTGCTGTGTTTACTGGTATCGAGCGTGAAGCAATGACGTTGCTCACTACTCACGCTGGCTTTGCCCAGTTAACCCATTTAATGAAGTTACTTATCATCACTGGTAATGCGTTGCTGTACCGCGACCCACTAACCGGACGTATGACCGTGTACAGTGTACGCGATTATGTTGTACGCCGTGACGGTGCTGGTCGAGTGTTGTGCACGGTTCTACGTGAGCGTATCCCAATTCAGGATGTGCCAGAAGAATTCCGCCCAACCGGATACACAGACCCTACCACTGATGTTTGGTTGTACACCAAGATTCAACGCGAGACGCGTGATGCTGGTGACGTTTTTGTGATTACTCAACAGATTGATGGTAAACCTGTTGGCACACTTAGTGTTTACCCTGAGAAGCTTTGTCCTTACATCCCTGCGGTGTGGAACTTGGTTTCTGGTGAGCATTATGGTCGTGGCCATGTGGAAGACCATGCAGGTGCGTTCGCACGTGTGTCGGAGCTAACTCAAGCCCTGACTCTGTATGAGATTGAAGCAATGCGAGTCGTTAACCTCGTGTCGCCTAAGAGTACTGCTGACGTTGACGCATTGAATGATGCTGAGACTGGTGAGTACGTTGCAGGTGACGGTGAGGGTATCAAGGCGCATGAAGCTGGTGAAGCACGTAAGATTGCTGAGGTCGTGAATGACCTACAGATGGTTCTTGCGGAGCTGGCACGAGCGTTCATGTACACTGGTAACGTCCGTGATGCTGAACGTGTAACAGCAGAAGAAATCAAGAACAACGTTCGTGAAGCAGAAGAAAACATGGGTGGCATCTACGCTACTCTTGCTGAGATTCTGCATATCCCGTTAGCGCACATCCTGACAGTTGAGGCTCGACCTGAGCTGCTGGCGTTATTGCAAGCTAATGCGGTTAGCCTAGACATTCAAGTAGGTACTGCGGCCATCAACCGTAGTATTGTGGTGCAACGTCTAGGTCTAGTTGCGAACGACATTAACTTGATTCTCCCTGTACTTGCACAAGCTACAAAACGTACCAACCCTGACCGAGTGATTGACCTAATCCTCGCAGGTCACGGTGTTGACCCAACTGAGATTTTCTACACAGAACAAGAGCTGCAACAGCTACAAGCGGCTGAGGAAGCTGCTGCTCAAGCCCCTGCCTCCGGTATGGCACTTGATGCTGGCTCTGCTGCACTATTGTCTGAACAGCAAGGATTGACTCAATAATGCAAGATACAAATCTTCCACCGGGCGTACCAGCAGCGGGTAAACCTGCTGACGTCCCTAATCAACCACAACCAGCGCAGAACCCTGCACCACAACCTGCACCAGCCGACGACCCTGTACTGGGTAATCAACCACAACCTGCTGCTGCTCCACAGCCAGAACCTCAAGTTCCTGCTGAACCAGAGCAAACAGACCCAGCCGCAGGTCAGATTACATTACAGACAGGTGACGCCGCAGTTGATGCTGGCTTACAGATGCTTGCTCAAGTATCGGGCTGTACCGATGCCGACGTAGAGCGAGCTATGGGTAATGCACTGCGTTATGGCGATGCCTCTTTGATTGACGAGAAGTTCCTACAAGAACGCCTCGGCAACTACGCTGGCTACGCAAAGACCCTAGCTGAGACGTACCTCGCTAACGCTGCTTCAAACACTGAACGCACTGTTAATGAAGTGCATACTCTAGCTGGTGGTGCTGAGGCGTGGGCACAAGCGCGTGATGTGTTCATGGCGAACGCTCCTGCTCATATTCAGACTGCGGTCAAGACTATGGCAAACAGCGGTCTAGCCAAGGACGCAGCTCAGATGGTACTAGACTACGCCCGTCAGTCTGGTGCTTTACCAACTCAAGGCCAACACATTCATGGAATGGGTGGTCAAGCTGGCAACACTGCGTTGTCTGCTGCTGAGTTCTCGAAAGAACTTGCGGATTTACGTACCAAGTTTGGTAACACTTCTTTTGAAAGTGGCCCTGCTGGTCAAGCGTATCAGAATCTGCTTGAACGCCGCGCACGTGGCAAACAACTGGGGCGATAAGCCCCTTTTTGCGTTTCTGGCGTCTGAAACTCCAGATTTAAACTTTTCAACCATAAGGATTCAAAATGGCTGATACTTCATACAAAGCAGGTCTAACTCGCCCACATTGGGGCGGTGCTGCTTCCGACCAAGACATCCACCTAGAAGTGTACCAAAACGAAGTTGACACTCGTTTCCAGTACGCAGCTATGTTCCGTGGCTTGTCTGCACAACGTTCAACTGCTGAACGCTCTAACACTTACCGTATTGACCGCTTGAACACTTCAACAGTGAAAGGCCGTCGTTCCGGTGAAGCTCTGGATAACACGCCTGTACGTAACGATAAAATGATTATCGTCGTGGACACAGTGCTGTACATCCGTAACCCAATCGACTACCAAGACGACTGGACTGCACCTGACTTCCTAACCGAAATGGGTCAGAACAACGGCTCTGAGTTCGCTGAGGTCTTTGACCAAGCGCACCTTATCCAAATCATCAAGGGTCGTACTTGGGACGCGCCTGACCACTTGAAACCTGCTTTCAATGATGGTGTGGAAGTACTGGCAACTTACAAGGCTGCTGCGGTTTCTCAAGAAGAACTTGAAGCGAACGCTATCTCTATCAACGAAGCTCACAAGGCTGGTGTGACTGAGCTGGTGAAACGTAAAGTTCCACTGACTGACCAAATTACCCTTGTGTCACCAGACATTTACTCTGCGCTAGTAGAGCATCCAAAACTGCTGAACCAAGAGTTCAACGTTGATATGTCTGACTACGGCGGTCGTCGTGTCGTTCGTATGAACGGTGTACCAGTAGTTGAGTGTACCGAGTTCCCAACTGGTGCAATCGCTGCTCACCCACTTGGTACTTCGTTCAACGTATCTGCGGAAGATGCGAAATGTCAAATGGTTACTTTCTCTAAATCTCGTACGCTTGTGACTGTGGAAGCACACCCATTCACAACTCGTATCTGGGATGACGAGAAAGAGTTCTGTAACGTACTCGACTGTTACGCTATGTACACAGTTGGTCAGCGTCGTCCAGACACTGCAATCGTTACTAAGTTCGAAGAACCAGTAGCAGCATAAGGAGCAAGTGAATGGCTAAAGTAATCGACCTACGCGCTAAGTGGACACCGGACACGGCGCGTCAAAAGCAGAAGCGTGACGCTCGTCAGAACAAACCTGTAGCTGCTGGTGCGCCAGCGAAAACAGAGACTGAGAGCTAATCAGCAATAATACCCAAGGGGAGTGGCTTCGGCTGCTCCCCTTTTTTGTTTGGAGTGCTTAAAATATGACCTTACTAGATGCAATCAATATCTCGTTGACTGCGATTGGTGAGTACCGCATCACATCCGACACTGTTCGCAACCCTACCATTGGTATCGTCAAGGACACTCTTGAAACTAAACGCAAACTATTGCTGAGCGATGGTTGGTGGTTCAACGAGCGTGAAATGACGTTGTACCCCGATGTCGAGGGACATATCTACCTACCTAGCGCAACCATCGACATTTACGATGCGGCTAGTGATGTGATGTACGGTGAGAATGAAGACGGATTGCTGCTGGATTATGCCACCAATAACATCGTATTCGATGAGTCCAAGCTATTGCGTATCGTGTTTGATACACCGTTCGAACACATGCCAGAAATGGCCCAACACATCGTCGCGTATGAAGCGGCTATGCAAGTTTATGCGAATGACTTAGGTGTGGACAACCAGTACCAGAACCTAGACCGTCAGGCGCAAGAGGCGTTCCGAGTGCTGCACAAGCAGAACCTACGTAACCGCCGCTACAGTACAAGCAAGACAGGGCGTTACCGTCGTATCCGCTCTGCACTATATACATAGAGGTGAATCATGGCTCGACCATTTGAGGGTGCATTGAATGACCTGCTGCAAGGTGTGTCGCAACAAGTCCCACGTGAGCGTGTGGCTGGACAATGCTCTGCGCAAGTTAACATGCTGTCCGACCCAGTAACAGGCATCCGCCGTCGTCCCGGTAGTCTGTTCGTGAGTGTGCACGATTTCGGCCCGATTGGTGAGGGTGACGCGCTGTACACGCAGTATCTCGAACGAGGTGCTGATGGACGACACTTAGTAATCAACACCAACACAGGCGGCTGGTGGCTCTTAGACCGTGAGGCTAAGAACATCGTGAGCGAGGGTAACTTGTCTTACCTCCTAGCGGCTGACCGTCGCAGTATCCAGACTACCAGTATGGGTGGTGTCACGTACATTCTTAACACTGAGAAGCGCCCGTCTGCAACGACTGACAACTCTGACAAGAAAGACCCGAAGACAACAGGCTTCTACTTCGTCAAGAGTGGTGCGTTCAGTAAAGAGTACGATATTTCCGTAGTGTGGTCTGAGGGTAGCCAAACTGTGACATACACCACGCCTGACGGTACAACCGCAGGTGACGCAGACCAATCTGTACCGGAAGCAATCGCACGTAAACTCGTGGAAGCTCTGATTGCAGTTGGTGTGGACTTCGCTGTACGTGTTGGCCCGTACATTTACTTTGAACTAATCACAGGTACTGACCTTAAAATCACCAGTACGTCAGGTTCGCCTTACATTGGTTACTCAAACCAATCACAGGTAAACCTAGAGACTGACCTCCCTGCGCGTCTGCATCCATCTGCCGATGGTGCGTTGTGTGCTGTGGGTCAATCAGAGCGTGCGCTTGTGTGGTATCGTTACAGTTCCGAAAAGGGTGTTTGGTTGGAATCAGGTGACTACAACTCCGTGACCGCTATTAGCGTGGATGTGCCCTATAAGATTGTCGATGACAACGTGGAGCAACATATTATGGAGGGGCGTCTCGCAGGTGATGACTTAACTAACCCTGCGCCAACATTCCTTGAAGAACGCCGCATCACTGGTATCGGTACGTTCCAAGGTCGCTTAGTGCTTCTGTCTGGTGCGTACGTCTGTATGAGTGCCACTGGCGAACCAGACCGTTTCTTCCGCTCTACCGTGAGTTCCCTTGACCCAACAGACCGTATTGATATTGCATCCGGTTCGGCTCAGAACTCAGTGTTCCGCCAAGCGTTGCAGTTCAATAAAGACTTGATTCTGCTCGGTGACAGTACACAGGCGGTAGTACCGTCCCTACAACAGTTACTTGCACCTGATAACGCAAGCGTGGTGTTGACCTCAGATTTGGCCTGTAATGCGTTTGTAGCACCTGTTACAACCTCACAGACCCTGATGTACCCTGCACCTCGAAGCGAAGCATTCAGTGCAGTTCTGGAGCTTGTACCATCACAGTACACATCGTCTCAGTACGTATCTCAAGACGTTACGACTCACATCCCTCGTTACATTGAGGGTGAGGCTCGTTTCATGCAGAGTGCGAGTGCTGCGAACATCGTACTAATGGCAACTACTGGCGACAACCGTCAGGTAATTGCTCACGAGTACCACTTCACAAGTCAAGGTAAAGTGCACCAAGCATGGCACAAATGGGTGTTCCCGTATCGCGTCGCTAGTCTACACTTTGCGCGTGACCGTGTTGTACTGTTTGCCGCAGACGATGATGGTAGCACAGATAAAATCACTATCTCGACCATCGACCCTAAGCAGGGTGGTGTGACGTTTGATGTTGACCGTTTACCACACCTAGACTTGATGAGCATTGTGCCTGTCAATGACGGTAAAGGTATCGTGCCAATCTACATGCGTCCGTGGGTATCTGAGGGTAAGTTGACTGGCTCTGTTGCTACAGGTGCGTTAGCGTCTGAGGAAGTGGCTATTGATGTGGACGAGGTTTCGTGGGAATTCACTGTAGAGCCGGGTTTCAAAGACTCGCAAATCTACTTAGGCTTCCGCTATGAATCGCTGTTTGCGCCAACGCCGCCTATGCTGAAAGACCAGAACGATACCTTAATTAGTACTGCTCCGGTTCGATTATTGCGTTATGAGTTGACAACTCGAAATACGGGTGAATTCGATGTACGCATCGTTGACCCTACTATCGGGCTAGACTACTCAGACAGCACAACCAGCCTAGTGTTCGGCACTGACGACGTTCAGTTGAACCAAGCTCTAGTGTCTGACTTGGCACGTGTCCCTGTACCGTGTCGAAGCAATGCGCAGTCCACTGAAATGTACTTGAGTACTGACGGTACACAGGATATGAACATTCTGGAAATTGAATATATCATTCGTTACAACCAACGCCGACGTCGCGTATAAGGAGTTAATATGGCAGGTGCAAGTGGTGGCGGTGTCGCCACTGGTGCTGCGTCTGGTGCTGCTATGGGTGCATCGGTAGGTGGCCCTTGGGGTGCTGCTATCGGTGCTGTAGTAGGTGCGGCGTCAGCATTGTTCACTGGTAGTCAAGCAGCTAAGGCGGAGAACAAAGCCGCCGTAGCTCGAAATCAGGCTATCATGGAGTACAACAAGAAAGTCATGCTCAGCACAGCTCAGTCTGTGTCGCAGATTAACTTGCAACGCTCTATTGAGAACCAGAAGACCGCCAGTGCGCTATTCAACATTAATGCACAGAAGAACGCTGCTGCTAACCAAACACGTGCTATGGCTGCTGCCACGGACACTGTGGGCGTTAGTGCACGTGACGCTGCGCAATCAGTCATGGTCAATGCTGACCGTGCTCAAGGTACAGTTGAGAACCAACACGTAATCACGAACGAGGGCTTCAACATGATGTTGCGTAAGACTACCGACGAGGGCAGCAATGCTCTACAAGGTGGCGTGGCATCATCCGGTGAACAAATCATGAACGCTGCATACGGACAGGCTGCTGGTATCATGGTGGGCGCTGCTGCGAACTACGGTTTCAGTCAGTTAACACCGGAAACCCAGACACAGCCACAAGAAGTCCCAAGTGTAGGAAAGAACGACGCTGATTACGATTGGTGGGGACGTAGTGCCTTTAACCAAATTGACCTTAATTTCAGTTATTCGGATAAACCAATAACTACAAGTTGGTAAGGAGATAATATGCCAATCCAAAGCAATCCGCTACAACTCGGAGCTGCAACTGGCAACCTGTTGATTGGTGCGGCCTCTCCACGTATGGAGAACGTACAGGCTGAGCCTGACGCAAGTGGTGCGCTGATTGCTGGATTCCTGCAAACAGCCGTGCCAGCAGTGGAACGTGCGTACAATCAAGCCGCAGCAGATGCCGCAATTCAAGGTGCGCTAGACGCCACTGCCACGACTGACGCCATGAGCAAGCAAGACGAAAAGCTCAGCAAGGTGAACATGCTATTCAAGGAGTCCTACCAATCGGGCTACTTGAGTGCAGCAGTGAATCAGGAAATGGGCAAGTTCCGTCAGGAGCAAATCGACCAAATCAATAACGCCGTATCTCAGGGTATGGACTTGGAGGACTTCGACAAGCTGAGCCAAGAGCGCAATGCTGCGTTCGCCAGCCAGATGAGTAAGTACCTCCCACACATCCCTAAGCAATCGGCAATGGCACTGTTGCAAGACCTACAGGAAACGTCTGTAGCGGCTCGTAACAAGTTCCAGAAAGACTCCGCTGCAATGGCTACCGTAGCTGCTGACCGTGCGTTAGACAGCAACCTAGACGGCACAGCAGCAGAGTTCTACAGCTTTGTGGACTCAGGTGCGCCAGAAATGGCACAGGCTAGTATTGCTAAAGGTCTTCGCAGCATTAACCTGTCCACGCACTTGTCAAAGGATGACAAAATCCAACGTGCCAAAGCGTACGTGCAGACAGTCGCACAACGCACTGATGAGCCTAGCGTTATCAACATGCTACAAGGCGTGGTTGATAAGGAAATGGGCGTACTAAGCCCTACGGTTATCAAGGCGTTGCGTACTGAGTACAACCGTGCAGGAAACCAACAAGCTGCACAGGCTATGGTGAGTTTCGAGACGGACATCAACGGCTTAGCATCGCTATCACCGGATGAACAAGCGGCTGAACTGACTCGACTACGTAACTTCGTGGACGACAAGGCACAGCAAGGTATCATCGAGGCTGGTACTGCTGGCGCGTATGTGAAGCGTTTGAACGAGGCAGAGAAGAAAGCGCGTCAAGCGAATACTTTCCAACTCGCACTGAACAACGCTATCCCGTCAACTGTCCTAGCTGGTCAGCTCGGTATGGACTTAGACAAGACTCGTAAAGAGCTAGAGAAGAACTTCCCAGACACTGCTCAAGGTAACTTGGCAATGATGGCGTATGCTTCAAAGGCTAACGACTCGTACATGGCCTCTCTTGCGGCTAAACGTATGAGTACGAACACTGGTCAAGTCTTAGCGACAATCGACTTCACAGGCAAGGATAACGTCGTCAGTGAGGAACAACAGGCACAGGTTGCAACATGGATGATGATGTACAACCAGAGCACTGACATTGGTAAGCAGACAATGCTCCAGAGCCTACCGGAGAACCTACGTGGCCCGATGGGTAACGCTGCATTGCAGAACCCTGAGAACGCGAGTAACATCCTGTTCGACGACCTGCGACGCAATGCTCAGGCTATGGCTTCTGGTAAGTACAACGCCCAGAACGCGACAATGCCGAACACCTTGATTGATGGTACTAAGCTGAACAACTGGCTTGACTTCGGCACAGAAAGTGACCGTCAGGTGACTGCTGGTGCTACTGCTGTGGCACAGAGCTGGAAGTACATTGCACAGAAACGCCCAGAGTTGACCAACGACTTGAATGCTATGGAGAAAGCTGCCTATGCAGATGCCCGTACGCGTCAGGTAGAGCTACAGGTGAACGGTGACAACATCCACACGTACGTTCCTGTGGGTAAGAAGCTAGACGACTTCTATGGCTCATACAAAGGCTCTCAGGAGACTTTCGTTAAAGCTATGAACAACCAAGTGGCTTCTGTACTATCAAGCATCCAAACTGATGTGAGTGGTGTGACTGTTGACATCGGCGCAGCAGGTGGTGACGCTATGGGTATGGTTGTAGCCGTGGAAGATTCCGACGGTATTGTGACTCGTTACAGTATCTCAGGAAGCACTCTGCAACAGGCTGCAACTACGATGTACGATGACGAGGTTAAGACTGCCGCAGGTCTTGGTTCACAACAAAGTGGCCTAACCGCTGCTACGTTCTATGACGCAACGAATAACCGCGCTGTGACAATGAACGTGACTGGTGTGAACAAGTCTGGTATCGACCCGTTCGTGTTCGGCAAGTTAACCGCTAACCTGATGGAATCTGAGGGCTTCCTTGGCAAGAAGAAGAAAGCAGGTGGTGGTGAGACTGTAGGCTTCGGACGTCACACTAACTCCGGTAAGGACATTGCCGATGAGGTAACACTCCCACAAGCTATCGGTATGCTCAAGGGCGACCTAGAAGACACGTACATCCCAATGGTTAAGTCAGCGGCTAAGTCTGCTGGTCTTGAGTTGAGTGATGCTGCGTACCCTGTACTGGTTGACCTTGCGTATCATGGCGGTGGTGGTAGCGCAAACCCTGTGGCTAAGGCTATGGCGGATTACGCTAAGGGTGTGAATCAGTTCGACAACCTAACTAACCGTATGATAGTGATGAACGCTATGATGCAGACTCCTGCGTACAAGCAATCAGGAAAGACTCGACAAGAGCAATTACGTACTGACTTGACAAGTTGGCTTCAACAGAACCAACCTGCTAAGAATCCGTACCCAACCTATTACTAAGTGGTGGGGCATTTGCCCCTCCCTTATCATTATACTTTGAGGAATTACTATGGCTATTTTTGAGAACCGTCGCCCATCTTCACAGGGTGCTGGCTTAGAGTCTAATGCTAAGGGCGTGAACGGCGCAGACATGGACGCTGGTGCACTGGCATGGGAAGACACTACCGACTTAGGTTTGAACGCTGCGGAGCGTGAGGCGAACCTTAAACGCCTTGAAACACCGAAAGCAACTGGACTTGAATCATTCGCAGCAGGTGTTGGTAACAGCATCGTAGGTGCGGCTGTGCGTAAAGCAACGATGCCAGATTTCCCAGAGGACACATCCTTTGACCTTGGTACTACTATGACAGCAGACACCTCTCTGCGCATTCTAGGGTACTCAGAAGAAGAATTGAACTTCATTGGCGGCTCACGTAGCCTTGATGAATACCAGTACCGCAAGGAAGCTGTGGAAGACCAACGCAAGCGTGATGGTGTACAAGCAGAGAATATGTTTGCAGGTATCGCTGGTAACTTAGCAGGTGACGCACCGTTCCTACTTGCCCCTATGGGTGCAGCAGGTGTGGTTGGTCGTACTGGTATGGCTGTGCGTGCTGCATTACGTGCTGGTGAGTTAGCAACCACTTACTACGCTCAAGACCAACTAGGTCAGGCTGAGTGGGTTACAGCAGTTGCCGCAGGTCTAATCGGTGTTGACCAACTGTACGACGTATCACGTGCAACTCGTGGTGTCCGTGCAGCAGCGAATGCAGCAGAGGTTGAGAGCCGCGCTTTGGGTTCTGCAACTGAGCACGTGTTCACCGCTGAGACAGGTTTAGCACGTAAAGCACAGACTGGCGGTGTCCTAAGTGACGCTCCAGAAATCGTGCCTGATGTGGTAAAACCAGAGGTCGCTGCACAGCGAATGCCTGACCCTGACGCACCTGTAAATGAAGTGCCAGAAGTGGTAAAAGTCCCACGTACAGGTAAGGGGGAACGAAGTTTCCCATTACAGGACACACCTGTTGAGGGTCGAATTGTTGCCTCTCGACAAGGACGTAAGACAGTTCAAATTAAAGCACAAGACTTAGTGACACACCTCCGTACTATGGATAGTTTGTCAGACTCAGCTCGTGCTCTTATGGATGCACTGCCAGATACTATCTCTGGTATGGAAGTGCGTTTAATGAATGCTACTGGTCGTCGCTCATCTTACACCTTTGGTGCTAACACTGAGTTTCTGAAACTGCGCTCTACAGCGAAAGACGGTACAGTGTTTAAGACCGTGGGCGATATGTTGAACCACGTGGATGCAGACGTTGCTGTGCATGAGCTTATCCATGCTGCGACATCTAAGACTTTATTCCAAGCAAGTAAAGGTAACGTTGCTCCTGAGATTGCAGAGGCTATCCGTGACCTTGATGCTTTACATGCCTCACTGAAAAACAACCGTGAGTTCGCTCGTAAGTACAGCTACGCTATGACTAACAATCGTGAGTTCCTAGCAGAGTTGGCGTCTAAACCGGAAATGGTGAAAGACCTAGCGAAGTTACCGGGTGTCCGTGCAGGTCAGAATGCTTTGCAAGCTGTGGCTGAGAAGATTCTGAAAATGTTAGGCTTCAAAGGTACAGGCTCAGCTCTTGATGAAGCGGTTGATGCCTTTGTTAAGGTTGCTAACTACCAAGCTGATAACCTAGATAAAGTGAATGCTTTCTTCTCTGATGGTATGGCTGACCTCGCAGACGATGCGAACCGTGGTGCTACTGCGGTTGAGCGTGCTAAACGTCTTGAGCAAGGTGTCCGTAAATCTTTGAAACAGTCGTTCGCACTCTGGGATAACATTGCTCGTGGTAGTGAAGACCTAGCGAACCTACTTGTATCTGATGCTACCCGTATGGGTGAACGTGCTACCAGTGTGGTAGACCATAAACGTAACTTGACTCTTGAGCAGAACCTACGTGCTGCTGCGGTCGAAGATGCGATTGTGGCTGCTATGCGTGAGAAGCACGGCGTTAACACCTTTGATATGTTCTTTAACCGTGCTAAGGCCCGTACAGCTCGTAGTGTGGAAGAAGACAAGCTGACTAAGTACCTGCATGAAGCGTACAGTGCTGAGAAAGCAGGGCGTGAAATCCCAACACCACCAGCCGACATTGAGCGTCTGGTGAAAGCCTACACCGATTCCGGTTGGGCTGAGTCTTGGCATGAGCACCTTGTGAAATCTGGTACTATCAGTGCAGACGAGTTCCCACGCTCGAAGTACTACATCCCTCGTCAATACAGTTATGAGAAAGTGCGTAACATCGAACCTCCTAAAGTTAAGAAACTGCTGCGCTCTGCGTTGCAAGACACTTACACTAACATGGACGGTAAGCTGGCTGCGCGTGTAGCTGACTCTTGGTACAACCGCATTGTGAATGGCGTATCCGGTAACGGTGGCCCACAATGGAAGAACTTGATGCAAGGTATGGATAACGATGAGTTGTTCATGGCTCTGCGTGATGCTGGCGTTGAAGACGACAAAATCAACGAGTTCCTACGTGTGAACGTACCGAAGACAGGTAGCACTGCGCCAGTGAAGAACTTGCGTAATCGTCTTGACTTGAACTTGAACAAAGAGTTCGATATTGATGGTGATGTGCTACGTTTATCTGACATCCTAGAGACTAACACACTTGGCTTGATGCAAGGTTACACAAACCGCATGTCAGGTCGTGTGGCGTTTGCGAATCGTGGTATCACTGATTTACGTGCACTTGACCGTTCAATCACTGAGACTCGACTAGGTATGGCAGAGGGTGCAGAATCATGGGGCAAAGCAGTGGATGACACAATCGACCACCTGCTAGGCTACCCAGTCGGTACTGACATCCCTGAGCTGATGCGTGGTGCAAGCAACCTTGCTAATACTGTGATGCTAAAGAACTCCGGTTTATACCAGATGACTGACATTAGTATCGCAATGAAAGAGTTCGGTTTAGCTCGTGTACTACGTGGTTTAGCGAGTACTGGTCTGTTACGTAAGGCTGACGCAGTTGTTGCGGATACTGGCTCTCGTGAGCGCCTGTACAGCATCTTGAATGGTGCGTACCAGAACGAAGCACGATACCGCCACATCCACACATACGCTGACGATAACCTTGACTTGACAAACACAAGTGCTGCATTCCAGACAACTCAGAACCTGTCACAAGCAGCTCGACTAGCAAACGGTTTCAGCATGGTTCACCGCCTAATGGCGAACTTGAACGCTGGTATCATTTGTGATGAAGTCGAACGCGTGCTGAAAGGTGGTACAAGCCGCGCTCTAACTGAGCATGGCCTGACACCTGAGTTGACGCAGAAGCTACGTGCTGCTTACGCTGAGAATCCAACTGGCGTGTTCCCGTACGAGATTCAACGTGAGTTGGAGATTGTATCAACACGTGCTATGGACTCAGTGATGCAGAACATCCGTACTGGTGAGACGTCGCACTTTGCACAGTTCAGTCCGGTAGGTAAGATTGTGATTGGCTACCAATCCTTTGCGATTGCAGCTACTAACAAACTACTGCGCCGATACACGCAGAATGGCGATTACGCAGGTCTTGCAATGCTTATGATGTACCAGTTCCCTCTCATGCTTATGGCTACCCATGCTAAGCTTGCGCTGGATGGTAAAGAGGCACAAAGCCCACGCGAACTAATCACTAACACTGCAATGAACATGTCGGCTATTGGTGGTATCACTTTGCTGTCACCGCTGTTCCTTGGTGAATCTCCGCGCCACTCACTGACCTCACTAGGTTACGTGACGCAGAGCATCGGAGCGGTGCAGGATATGGTCAGCGATGGTCGTATGGACACACAACGTATGAGCAAGATTCTTCCGTTCGCGCAAGAGTTCATGCCACTACGTGCAGTTATCAACAACATGGGGGAGTAATCCCCCTTTAAAGAGGCTTTATGGCATTAAGTGTACAACGTGCTACGAGCGACGGTACTATGACCAACATCGTCCTCAGCATTGAATTCTTTGACACACGTGACATTTTCGTTACGCTTGATGAGACACCTGCAATCGAGGGTACAGATTACACTTGGCAGGGTCGAACACAAATTAACTTTACTAATGCCCCGTTAGCTGATGGGGTAGAGGTTACGCTTACACGGCGTACTAACCGCACTGCGCTGCGTCATATCTTCTCTGAGGGTGCTGAGTTCACCCGAGCTAACTTAGACGACGCGCACACGCAATTGCTGTACCTAAGTCAAGAAATGACTGAGGGTTC